ATTCCTGTAGTAAATGGAATTGAAACTAAATATTTAGATGATATTGGTTCAGTTAAAGAAATAGAGATTAATATTACATTTCATTCAAAAAATCAAATGCAAAAATATGAACCTTATTTTATGTTATTAGGAAATTCAATATTAATTGAATGGGGAATCTACAATGAAGCCAGACAATATGAAATACCAACTAATACATTAAATTCTTTCTTAGATTTAGAAGGAGAATCATCATTTTATAAGTTAACAGAAAAAAGAAAACAATCTTCTGATTTTAAATATAATAACTTTCTTGGTATAATAACTAGTTATAATATTGATTATGATGGAGATAATATATATAATGTTAAAGTGGGTGCTTATAGTATAGGATATTTTGGAAATAATTTTCCTTTAAATAAAACTGGTTATGATATTACAAAAACTATAAATGAAAAAGCTCAAAATTTTACTTTAACAGAATATATTGATAACGTTATTCCAACTGCAATTGAATCAATAGCAAAAGGTAGTGATAAAAATGTTCCAAAAAGATTATTTGATTCTTTAGTTGCTAGGTTTCCAACACAGAATGATTGGCAAAAAACAGTACTAATATTAAATTCTGATGAAGATGGTACTACAGAAACTCATAAATTTGTTTCAATGGGATTTGTAGAAACTTTAGTAAACCATATGTGTTCATTATCACATGTTGATAGTGATAATCAAAAACTTTATACTATATCATCTATATTTAAGGGAGCTGACAAACCGTCTTCATATGTATCTAATGTAGAGGGATTAAAATCAACTGATATATCTAAGTGTTTTATATATAAAGGTAATGGTTACGGTGATAAAATAAATTCATTTAGTAGTAGTGATGGATCTAAATTTGGTGAATGGGTAAATATTTATATAAGTTTAGAAGAAGCTCAATTAGCTATTAAAAATTCAGATAATGTTAATGATTTATTTAATAGTTTATATTCTTTAATTAATAGTTGTTTTGTACACTATTGGGATTTTAGATTAATTTATGATGAAGCATTACAACAAATATATACAGTTGATTTAAAACAATTAAAAAATTCAAATCAAGAAGCACCGACTAAACCGTTTATATTTAAAACATTTGGTGGAAAATCGTTTATTAAAAATTTATCATTTAGTACTTCAAGTACTAGTGATCAAAATTTACAAACATTATACGCTTCCAGAAGTAATGTTGATAAAACAAAAGGTGATATCAATAATGAAGGTGTATTGGTTTTTAATTATTTAAAAAATCAATATAAAGATGTGTTATTTAAGTCTGGAGAATTAACGACTCTTTATGATAAAGATAATGATGATCCAGATAATAAACTAAAAACTACTTCTTCAGAAAATAATAATGTAACAGATCCTAAAGATATAACATGTGAAAAACTCAATGAACAAAAAGAAGTTTATGGAAGTACTTATGGTTGGTTATATGAAGAATGTCAATTAAAATATATCACTGATAATGAAAAATATAATACTATATCTGATTTAAATGAATTATTAAAACAACTAATAGCTATTTCTATTAGTCAAAAAAATTCAAAAATTAATCCACTAATGCCAGTAGAAGTTGAATTTGAAATTGATGGGATGTCTGGATTAAAGTTAGGAAATATTTTAAAGATAGATGCTTTACCAGATAGGTATAATGACAATGGTGTGTTACAAATAATTGAATTAACAGATTCTGTAAATAAAGAAGGTTGGATAACTAGAATAAAAACTTTATATAGATTTACAGGTGATATAAAATAATGGGAACTATTAAAGTAAATATAAAAAAACAAGTTGGTCAATATGATCAAAAGAAAATTAATATATTTAATTATGATAATAAAATAGCTGATTGGATAGACCAATGGTTTCATTCTATTACTATTAATAGTAGTAATGATATTAAAAAAGCAGGTTGGGAATTAGATCATAGACTTTTAAAATCAATAATATTTGTAGAATCTAAAGATCTAATTAAACAATCATTTAATGATGGCTTTGCTTCACCAGATACAATATCTAAATTTATTAAAAAAGAAAATAAATATGGTTATTATTTAATTGATTCTAAACTAGCTAAATCATTCGATAATAACTTTATATTTAAAGATAAATGGACAAATATTGAATATTCAACAAATTTGTTGATTAATATTTTTATTAATAAAAAATTATATCTTAATAGTGAAGAACCACGAAAAATAAATAAAAAAATTGATGAATATGTTTTAGTTGCATATAAATTTGGAAATAAAATAGCATCAAACTTTTTAAAAAATGATTCATATGAAATGGCTAAATCTTTTCAAAGTGGATGGGTAGGAGAAGTTTATAAAAATCTTACGAGATTTAGTTAATATTTAATATAAATTAACGGTTACTTAAAATGTTTATTGAAAGAATTGAAGATTGTGATAAATTAATATCCAAGCTTGAACTAGAAGATAGTATTGTAATTCCAATATTTGAATCTAGTAAATTACATACGTATGATAACAATCTTTCTTTTTTATTTATAAGATTTCTTAATGATGAAAGTTGGAGTGTTGTCTCCCGCAATCATTATGATATCATATATAATGAATCTATATTTAAAAATATTTTAAATAAATTAATTAATTTAAAAAATAATTATTCTTTTATTTTAAATAAAAAATATTTAATTAATTATTTAAATAAAAATAAATTAGAATATAATACTAATAATTTAATAGATATTAATTTAATAGCTTTCTTTAAAAATTTAAATTTAATATCTAATTGGAACATACCTTATAATTTTACTAAATTTAAATTAGATAATAATTTATTTCCAATAGTAAAATGGATTCCAGAACTTATAAAAATATCTGATTCTATAAAAAAAATCTTAGATAAAAAAATTATTTTAGATCCAACATTTGAAATATATAATAATTCTATTATAGATATTATTTCTAATTTAGAATCTAATGGAATATATGTCTCAGAAGAATTTTTTAAAGAGGTTCCAAAATTTAAATCAACTTCAAATATAATATATCAGGATATTAATTTTTATAATAAAACTGGAAGACTTAGTTCAACTTTTAGTGGTTTTAATTTCTTTGCTATTAATAAAAAAGAAAATTATGCTAAACACTTAGTATCTAGGTGGGGTAAAGATGGTAAATTAATATCTATAGATTATAGAGCATTCCATTTATATTTAATTGGTGAATTAGTTGGATATAAATTTAGTGACTATCCTTATTTAGAATTTGCTAAAAAATTATTAGCTAAATCAGATCCAACACCAGAACAAATTAAATCTATAAAACCTTTAGTTTTTAAAAATCTATATGGACATAGCTCTGAACTTAAAGAGTTAGAATTCTTTAAAAAATTAAATAAGTTTGTAAATGAATTATATAAAAATTATAAATCATCTTTAGGTTTGTATACAAAAGTACTTGGCAGAAACATAAATGGCCTTCCAGATGACCCGAGAAGCATCTTAAACTGGTATCTACAGGGTTATGAGTTCGAAACAACCATAATTATCATCGAACGCGTGTTATCTCATCTAGCTCATTCTAAATCACATTTAATACTTACACTTTATGATTCATTTATATTTGATTGGTACATACCAGATGGGAAAGAATTATTAGAAGAAATAGTTAATATAATTAAAGATAATAGATTTGAAGTTAGTTTTAAGAATGCAGATAGTTATAATAATTTATAATGAAAAAAAGAAATTAAAATATATTTATAATAATAATAAAATGGAATTATAGTAATGAGTAAAATTTTTGAAAAAATGATAGCTAAAATATTATTAGAGGTTTCTGTTAATTCAGAAGATGGACGTCCTAATATAACAGAAGATTCATATAATCATGTTATAGCACCTTACCTTAGGGAAAATGTTGAATTATCAGAAGAAGATATATTATATATTAAAACTAAATTATTTGAAAAGAAAAAACCGGGTTTAATAAAAGGTGAACCAACTGATGCTGGTACATCTAGATTTTATTATGTAGATGATGATAATGAATTACATTTAGTTACTAAAGATTATGGTACTGATAAGAAAAAATGGAATGCTGCTACACGAAAAGATATTAATACTAAAAGTGCTACAGAAGAAAAACCAACTAATAAAAAGAATAGTACCAATAATTCCAAACCAAAAGACACTTCAAAAAAATCAATCGAAAATGAAAAGAATATTACATTATCAGATTCTGCTAAAAAAGATTTTGAAAAAAGAACTAATCAATTTAAAAATTATACTGATAAAAATAAAGAAGCAGAAAAACGAGTTAGAGAATTTGGAAGTGATTTAGAAAACTATATTAATAATCCTTCTAAAGAAAATGGTTTAGCTTTTATAAAAAAATATGATATAGATTTTCAAAAAGGTATAGATCCTTCTCAAGAAGGTTTGGATAAAATGAAAATATATGTTAATTCTTTTAAAGATTTAAAAGGACAATATTATAAAATATTAAAACAAACTAAATCAAATGTTGAATTGGGAAAACTATTACAATCAACCGGTCACTATGGTACTATATCTAAATGGGCTACAAAAACAATGGCACCATCTAAATTAACTGATTCACGAAAAAATTTATCTATTAAATCTGATAAGAACTCAACAACTATAGGAAATCATGTCATTAAAAAAACTAAACCATATGATTGGAAAAAATTATCTTCTAGACTACAAAAAGAAAAGGGAATGTCACAAGAAGAATCTAATAAAATTATAACTAAAATAAAAATCGCTGCAAATAGACATGACTTTATTATTGATAATATTAATACAATATTAGGATCTGATGAATTAGAAATTATTGATATGGGAGATGTTACTAAACCGAATGAAAGAGAACAAGTAAAACAAAAAGCTTTGAATATGATTAAAGATAAAGTTTTAGAATTAAACGGTGGAAATTCTAAAGATGTAGAAGATGTTATTGAAAAATTAGATGCTGCATCAAAAGCATCTTCAGATAAATTTGAATCCGCGATTACAGAAGCAATATATACATTTTCTAATAATGAAAAAACAAAAATAACATCTGCTGATGTAGCTGAATTATTTGAATATACTAGATTATTAAACGAAGGAAAGGCTGTTTATCTCCCTTCTGCCAGCAATTTTAAATTAGGTGATATATTAGTAATACCAGATGAACAACCTACTCTAAATGATTTATTAAAAGCAGACGATCCATTATCAGCATTTGTTACTATAGAAGACGTTTCTGTTAAAAAAGATGAAGGCGGAGCTTCTGCAACTAAAGATAAAATTTTATTAACTGATTTTTCAAATAAAGAAGCTAAAAAAGATTTAGAAACTATAGTAGATCAATTTGATAATTTATTTAATGTAGATTCTCCAAAAATTAAAGAAGTTAAGTCTTTAATTAAAGATTTACAAAGTAAATATGAAGATGTTTTAGCAAAAGATCCAAGATATAAAACTAATATGAATAGAAAAGCTGATTGGTTAAAAAATAATAAACATAGATTAAACAACGTTGATGCTTGGGAAAATTATTTTGAATTAGGATATATGATGGAAACTATTTATAATAATAATGTTAATTATCAGGCTTTTATAAATTCTAAATATAAAGTTAAAAAGAATCATTCAGAATTAGATTATACTAATGGTATAGATAAATTAGCATTATTAAAATTTGAGCCCGACCAAATTAATCCATCTACAAAAAAACCAAATAATACATTTCCTAGTAGATTTGTTCATACACATAAATAAGAGAAAAATAAAATGAATTCAGATATTCAATTACTCGTAACATTTACTACAAAATCAGAATCTCAACCAATGATAGCTACACTTCAATCTACATATGATATTATAGGAAATAAAATATTCATTTTGGAAAATGTTGATAATCCAGAAGAATATATTTTATCTTATAATATAAATTTAAATGGTGAAATTGATGTTGATAATATTCCATTTAATACAATATCATGTCATAGAAAAAAAGATACGAATACAATATATACTATCAATGCTCTTAATAATTTAATAATGAAATTAAATAATGGAACATTAGATAAACATTATCATATAAATTGGAAAAATTACGAGAATTGTATTTTAGTTATTAAAAATAAAGAATTTAAAATAATACACACTAAACTAAAAAATATATTAGAACTAACATAATTTTTGCGATTATTGGTTACTATATATTAACATAGGTTATATAAATTAAACTCATCGGAGGAAATAAATGACTAGTAAAATTGACTTATCAAAAGTTAAAGAAAAATTAAGTAATCTTCAACAAAAAGGTGGCGGTGGGACCGGAAGTACTGATTTTTGGAAACCAACCGAACCACAAACGACTATTCGTATCTTACCTTATAAACATAATTTAGATTATCCTTTTATAGAACTATTTTTTCATTACAGTTTAGGAAGAGGAATCTTATCTCCAAAAAGCGTTGGTAAAAAAGACCCGGTTTATGAATTTGCTAAACAACTATTCGATTCTGGAGATAAAAATGAATTTAATATTGCTAGACAACTTAATCCAAAATTAAGAGTTTATGCTCCTATTATAGTAAGAGGTGAAGAGGATAAGGGTGTTAGATTTTGGGGATTCTCAAAAACTATATATGAATCACTCTTAGCTCTTATTGCTGATGATGATTATGGTGATATCACTGATGTTAAAACAGGAACTGATATTGTTGTTGAATATCAATCACCTGAAGAAGCGGGTAATGATTTTGGTAAGATTAGTGTAAGACCAAAACGAAATGTTACTCCTTTAAGTGATGATGTTAAACAAGCTAAAGAATGGATAACTAATCAGAAAGATATTTTTGAATTGTTTACCGTTCCGGAATCTGATGAATTAGAAGAAAAACTTAAAAATTGGTTAAGTAAAGATGAAGAAAAAGACCCTTTAGATATATCTTTAGGTTCTAATTCTAAATCAAATAAAGCACAGCCTAAAGAAGAATTAGAAGAAAAAGAAGAAACAAACAAAGATGAAATTAAAAAATCAACTAAAACATTAGATGATTTTGAAAAAATGTTTGAACAAGATTAAAATAGGATATTAATATTATGGCTAAATCAAGTGAAGACAAATTAATATCTGAAATTTTTAATTCTATTAATAAAGAACAAACATTAGCATATGGTCTTGGTACAAATGATTGGAATCCATCTGATATAACAGATTGGATTCCATCTTCTAATGAAATTATGGATTTAATAATTACCAATGGCGCGCCCGGTTTAATTCCAGTTGGTAGAATAACTGAAATAAATGGATTGACTAGTACAGGAAAATCTTTATTAGTTGGTCATTTAATAGCTGAATTACAGAAAAAGGGTGGTATAGCAGTTTTAATAGATACTGAACAGGCATTATCTAAAGAATTTATGAATGCAATTGGTGTTAATCTAAATAAACTAGTTTATATTTCAACTTCACTTATTGAAGAGGTTTTTGAATCTGTAGAAAAGATAATTGAAATCATTAGAAAAAAATCTCCAGAAGTAGTAATTGGTGTTTTTGTTGATTCAGTTATGGGTGCTACTAATAAAGAAGAAGATGATTCTGAATATAGTGTACAGGGTTATGCAACTCATAAAGCTAGAATTATTTCAGCAGCAATGAGAAAGATTAATAAGCTTATTGCTAATCAAAGAATAGCGTTAGTATTTACAAATCAATTGAGAACTAAACTTGGTGCAATGCCATTTTCTGATCCATATACTACCAGTGGCGGACTGGGAATTGCATTTCACTCTTCTTTAAGAATAAGATTAAAATCTGTTGGTAAAATTAAAAAAGGTAAAGATGTTATAGGAATTAAAACTAAGGCAGAGGCTATTAAGTCAAGAGTAGGTCCGTCGTTTAGACCGATAGAATTTGATATCTATTATACACATGGAATGGATTCATATTCAAGTTGGTTTGATGCTGGTAAAAAATATGGTGCTATAATTCCTGCAGAAAAAGAAGATGAGAACACTGGTAAAGTTAAAAAAGTAAAGGGTTGGTGGTCAATAGAAGGCTTTCCAGATATTAAGTTTCAACAAACTAAAATGAAAGAAGTTTTACAAGATCCGGGGGTTAAAACTGCTTTATATGAAGCTATTAAAAAAGGATCGCGTTTGGAATATGTAAATGAAATTCCAGAAGACGTAGAATTTGATGATTCTTCCGATGAAGAATAAAGTAGAATACACTCTATCTATTTGGGGTACTTAGGTACCCCATTTTTATATAAAATTAAAGAGAATTAAAATGAAAGAGTTATTTAAAAAAATGATAGATTCTATTCATAATGATATCGTTGACTCAGAATTATATGATAGAAATTCTAGAGTTCTTATAATAGATGGATTAAATAATTTTATAAGAATGTGGGCAGCAATGCCTTCTACTAATGATAATGGAGATCATGTTGGTGGATTTATTGGATTCTTAAAAACATTGGGAGTTGCTATTAGAACCATTAGGCCAACGAGAGTTATAATAGTATTTGATGGTGTTGGTGGAAGTAAAAGAAGAAAAAAAATATTTCCAGATTATAAAGCTAATAGAGGTGGTGGGCCGCCAAAAAGAAAAAAATATAATAGAAAAGAAGATAGTTTAGATGGTGAAGATGCAGAAAAACAAATGATAGTTCAAATGGGTAGACTTATAAATTATCTTAAATCATTACCAGTAACTATAGCAATGATTAATAATATAGAAGCAGATGATGTTATTGGATATGTTGCTAATGAATGGTTCGGAGAAGATGAAGATAGAAAGTTATATATAATGTCTACTGATAAAGATTTTTACCAGCTTATTAATAAGAACGTTTCCATTTGGAATCCAGTTAAAAAGAAAATAATTGGTAGAGAGATTTTTAAAGAAAAATATGGTAATATAACCCCACAAAATTTTATTTTATTAAAGAGCATGACAGGAGATACTGGTGATAATATTCCATCCATAAAGGGATTGGGTGAAAAAACTATTATTAAGAATTTTCCTATTTTATTAGAAGATAAACAAGTGACTATAGATGACGTTGTTGATTCAGTTAAATTATTAGAAAAACCTTCTGCTGCACAAACGAAGTTATTAAATAGTCTTGATCAATTTGACTTAAATTATAAATTAATAAAATTAGATTCTTCATATATTCCTGCTATGATACGTCTTCATATTGTAGAAATATGGAATTCAGAGACTCCAAAATTAAATCGAATTAATATTATTAGAAGCTTAGCTAATGACCGAGTTAATTCACATTTTAATGATATTAATAAGTGGTTGAATGATCATTTTTTTTATTTAAATTCTTTCTCCAAACCTTAGAAAATCTAATACTATATATTTATACTTAAGAAAGGAGAATTAATGTCTATTAAAGAAACCGCCACAAATATTAACCTAGAATTTGATTCATCGTTTCAAAATAAAGTTATTACTTTATTGTATTCAGATTTTAAATTTTTACAACAAATTTATGATATATTAGACCCAGAATATTTTGAATCAGATGGTCGTAAGTGGATCGTTAATGTTATTAAAAAATATTATAAAACTTATAAAAATTTACCTTCTATGGATGTATTTAAAGGTGAATATGATAAGGTTGAAAATGATTTACTCAAAGTTAATATTAAAGAAAAACTATCCGAAAGTTGGACTGTAAGAGCATCTGAAGATTTACCATATATAAAAGATAATTTTTTAGAATTTTGTATACATCAAAATTTTAAGAAAGCAGTTTATAATTCTATAGATTATATTAAAACTGGTAATTGGGCTAAAATTAAAAAAGAATTTGATGATGCACTTAAAGCTGGCCAACCAAATGATATTGGTATTGATTTATTAAATGATTCAGTTGAAAGAATATTAGATAAACAAGCAAGAATAACTATACCTTCTCCTTGGGATGTTATTAATGATTTAATGGACGGTGGTTTTGGTAAAAAGGAATTATATATAATTATTGCTTCAGCTGGATCTGGAAAATGTGTAGCTGAAGATACTAAAATAGATATTGAATATGAAGAAATTGGAATAGAAATTTTAGGCTATACTATTTGGTTTAAACCCTGGGAATTAATTAAATTAACAGATGAAAATGGTAATGAAAAATTAGTTCCATTATGGAATATAGCAGAACAAATAAGTAAAAATATTAAATAATTAGTATTGGTATGGGTAAAACTATTGAAAAAAATAAAAAGTTATATATTTATTATTATAATCATTAAATAATATAGGACTATAATAAAATGTTAACTTGTAAAATATGTGGTTTGAAAGCAACCAATTTAATTACTCATATAGTACGTACACATAAGATGTCATGTGATGAATATAAAAAAAAATATAATGTTAAAAAAGTACAAGAAATTTCTAAACAAAGTATAGATAAAATAAAAAAATCATTAAAATTATATTGGACTGAAGAAAGAAAAGAAGAATTTAAAAAAAAATCTCATAAATATTCTCAATGGAATAAACAATTTTGGATAGAACGATATAATATGACTGAAGAAGAAGCAATTAAAAAAATTAGCGAGGTTCAAAGAAAAAATGCAAAAAAAGCAGTAGAAAAATTTAAACCATCTCAGACTCAATGGAATAAACAATTTTGGATAGAACGATATAATATGACTGAAGAAGAAGCAATTAAAAAAATTAGCGAGGTTCAGGCAAAAAATAGTATTAAATCAAAAAAATTTAAAGGAAAAAATCATACAAATAAATCTAAACAGAAAATTTCAAATGGTATGAAAAAAGTTATTAAAGATTATGGTTTAACAAAATGGGCTGCCCATTTTAATACAGAGAATCCATATAGTATACCAGAAAAACAAATTTATGATTATATTTTAGATAATATTAATGAAAATGCTGAACATAATAAAACAATTAGATTTGATGAAAATAAAATATATAATGTAGATATTATTTATGATAATCAAATTATAGAATTATTTGGAGATTTTTGGCACATGAATCCTAATAAATATAATGAAAATGACATTAATCCAGTTACAAAATTATATGCTAAAGATATATGGAAAAAGGATAATCAAAGAATAAATGATTTAAAATCTTTAGGATATAATGTTAAAATAATATGGGAACATGATTGGTATAATAAAAAAGAAAAGGTTTTTAATGATTAAAAAAAGAAAAATTCAATCATCTATTCGAATAGATGATTTATTTAATAATATGGGTATTCCTAATAAAGAAAATGCTTCACTTAATTTACCATTTGATTTACATGTAAAAACTCCATTTGGATATAATAAAATAAAAACATTATTTAGAACAGAAAAACAACAATCTGTTAGATTATATTTTGCTAACAATAAAACATTAGAAGTAGGACTAGATCATTTATTGAAAGTAAATGGTGAATGGCAAAAGATTAAAGATATAAAGGTTAATAATGATATTATAGAAACTGAAAATGGTTATACTACAGTAAAAAAAATTAAATATAAGAAAGAAAAAATATTATATGATATGAGTGTTGATAAGGTTCATTGTTATTATTCTAATAATATATTATCACATAACTCGTGGTTTTTAGCTAAAATAGGAAATCATATGGTTAGTCAAGGAAAAACGGTTTTCCATTATACATTAGAACTTTCTGATATTATGATTGCTAAACGTCATTATAGTATTTTTACTGGAATCGCGGGTAATAGATTAATAGAAAAAAAAGATGAACTTATACATAAATTAGATACTATAGTTAAAAATACAAATGGTAAACTAATAATAAAAGAATATCCAACTAAAAGAGCAACTATAGATACTATATCTGCTCATTTAGATACTTCAATTAATAATGGTATTAAACCAGATGCTATAATTATAGATTATGGTGATTTAATTAAACCAATCAAATCTTCTGGTGAAAAAAGATTAGATATTGGATCTGTGTTTGAGGATTTAAGAGGATTAGCCGGTCAATATGAAGTACCAGTGATTACTGCTTCACAAAGCAATAGAGCCGGTGCAACCGTTGATATCATAGACGGTGAACATGTTTCTGAAGATTGGTCTAAAATTATGACGGGTGATTTTATAATGTCTTTATCTAGAAAAACTGAAGATTCAGTAAATCAAACTGCAAGAGCATATATTATTAAAAACCGATTCGGCCCAGATAAAATGATTTTTCCCTGTAGTTTTAATTTAGATAATGGAGATCTAAGAATATTTGATGCATCTTCAACTCAGGGTATTGTGTTAAATAATAATATGAATTCAGCAGATGACATAATAAAGAAAAAAATTAAAAATAAATATTTTGATGATTAATTTAATATAGGACTTTAATAAAAATGAATAAATTTTATAATGAATTTTCTAAAGAATCTTGGTTAATAAATTATAAAGGCCCAGATGATGAAACGATAGATGATACTTTTAAGAGATTAGCAAAATCAGCTGCATCTATAGAAAATAAAAATAATATAATAGAAATAGAAAAAAATTTTTTATCTATTTTAGATGATTTTAAATTTATTCCGGGTGGTAGAATTATGGCTAATTTAGGTATTAATTCTAGAAAAAATACTACTCTTATGAATTGTTTTGTTCATCACCCATCTGATATAAACTTACAAGATCCAGATTCAATCGATGGTATATATAATCTATTAAAAGCACAGGCTCATACTCTTAAATCAGAAGGTGGGTATGGAATTAATGCTTCTTTTATAAGACCAAATGGAATGTATATAAAGGGTATAGGCTCACGAACACCAGGTGTAATATCTTTCATGGGTTTGTGGAATAAATCTTCTGAAATAATAACATCTGGTTCTGATAAGTTATTAGATGAAATAAAACCAGATGAAAAGAAAAAAATTAGAAAAGGTGCACAAATGTTAATATTAAATATTTGGCATCCGGATATATTAGAATTTATTAAAGCTAAACAAAACCAGGGTATATTAGATAAATTTAATATTTCCGTTGGTATTACAGATGGATTTATGAAAGCTCTTAAAAATGATAAAAATTGGAATTTAGAATTTCCAGATGTTGATTTTGAAAAATATAAAACTGAATGGTTTGGTGATTTAGAAAATTGGAAATCTAAAGGATATCCAACAAAAATATATGACACTCTTCCTGCAAAAGATTTGTGGGAAGAGATTATGAAATCGACTTATAATCGAAATGATCCGGGTATTATATTTTTAGATTTAGTTAATAAATTAAATCCATTATCTTATGCTGAAACAGTTCATACAACAAATCCTTGTGGTGAAATTCCAATGTCAACTGGTGTGTGTAACTTAGGTTCTATAAATTTAGTTAAATTTTGGAAAAATGATGAATTCGACTTTGAAGAATTTAAAAGAGTTATTAAATATTCTATTAGATTTTTAGATAATATTAATGATATATCTTCTGTACCATTAAAGGAGTACAAAGATTCAATGTTAATTAAAAGAAGAATTGGTTTGGGAGTAATGGGTTTAGGTTCATTATTATTTATGATGAAAATAAAATATGGATCTAAAGATTCTTTACATTTTATTAATAAATTATATAAAATAAAAACAGAAACGGAATTATTAGAATCTGCTAAACTGGGAAAAGAAAAAGGTTCATTTAAATTATTTAATAAAGAAAAACATTTTAATACATATTGGTGGAAAAATTTAAAAATAGATAAATCTATTAAAAATCAAATAGAAGAAATTGGTTGTATGAGAAATTCTCATACTTCAATGAATGCTCCAACTGGTAATACTAGTATATATGCTGGATGTGTATCAGGTGGTATAGAACCGGTATTTATGAAAGAATATATAAGATGGAGTATAGTTCCTGAATATGAATCTCATGAGCTTAAAAAGAAAGGATTAAAATGGCCAAATGCTCTTAAGGGAGAATGGTTTGAAACAGATATATTTAAATTTAGTAAAAGAGGAACTGATGATATATTAAAAGGTACATATGAATCGGTTGATTATGAAATAGATAAAAATCGTGGATTAATTAAATCAACAAAAATAGTTGATTATGGTTGGCAATATGCTATTGATAATAATTATGATTTAGATAATGAAATATTTTCAACTACTGAAGAGTTAAATATAAATGATCATATAAATGTTTTAAAAGTTATATCTCATTATACTAATATGAATAATTCTAAAACAGTTAATATACCTAATGATTATAATTATGATAATTTTAAAGAATTATATATGCATGCATATGATTCTAATATAAAGGGTATCACAACATACCGTGCCGGCACAATGACAGCAGTATTAGAATCAATTAATAAAAATAAACAAATAGATGAAATTAAAATAAGTGCTCCTAAAAGACCCAAAATATTACCAGCTGATATATTTATTGTAAATGTTAAAAGTGAAAAATTTATTATAGTAGTTGGTAAATTAAATAATGCTCCATATGAAATATTTGGTGGTCAATTAAATGGTTTTAATTTTAAATTTAGAGAAAAACAAGGTATTGTTGAAAAGGTTAAGAGAGGACAATATAAATTAACTATTGGTGAAGATATAGAAGTGGAAAATTTTATTCAACAGTTTTCATCTGTTGAACAGGATTTATTTAGATTAACGTCTTTATCATTAAGACATAATGTACCTATTAAATTTATTATGGAACAGTTACAAAAATCTTCTGATGATGTAGGTTCATTAACCGCTGCAGCATCAAGAGTTTTTAAAAAATATATTAAAGATGGAGAAGAAGTAACTGGTAGCTCTTGCCCAAATTGTAATAATTCTAATCAATTAGTTTATGCAGAGGGGTGTATATCTTGTAAAAGCTGTGGATGGTCTAAATGTTAAGAATAATGTTGGTATAAATATGACAAAAAAATTTAATAAAAAATATACTTATGTTTTCTTAAGATATAGTAAGGGTTTTTTAATAAAAGAAGATAAAAATCAAAAATAGTAATATTTATTTATATTATAAAAATAGGAAATTAATATAATGGCAGAATATGATTTTAAATCAAAAATATTTAATGGAACAAAAACTAAAGCACGTAGTTGGTGGGAACATAAGTTATTACCAGCGATGGTTGGTATAGACTTCTTATTTAAAATAAAATTTAATTTGGATAAAATTAAAGCAAATTATGAAGATGATAGATCGGCATTCAATGATATCGTTCGTCCTAACTTTTTAGAGAGTTCTGTTTTAAGAAAAGCAAAAGGAATTAATATTCCTGGGTTTAAAGCTTTATATGTTACATATAAAGGAGAATTAGATGTTTATTCTCTTAACTTTGAATCAAAAAAACCTCAGGAATTTGGTTATACTATAACAATAGAAGCTACTGATAGTAAGAAAGAATATACTAAAAAAGAAATTGAATCAATGGTAGCTAAATTTGTTAAAGATGTTGAAAAAACTATATTGAAAGACTCTCCATATTATAAAATTACAAAATAATTTTATTATTAAAAAAAAAATGAAATTTATAAATGCTATAGTAATAGACTCTCAAGAGGAGTCTATTCATTTTTTCCAGAAAGTATTTAATGATAATAAAATTTCTAATCATATAGAATATAGTATAGATTTTGAAAAAATAAAAGAATTAATCGAAAATAATAATATAAATTATATTATATTAGGTGATATATTAGGTTTTGACTATGATAAATTAGTTAATTGTGTTAAAAGCTCAGAAAAAAATATCATAATAGCATACTTTGGAAATTTAGAATCTATTTATAATAAATTATTAGAAAATTACTCTAATATAAAAAGAATCAAAAAAACTACAAATCACTGTGAATTCGAAATTAATAGGTTATTAAATGAACAAACAAGATTGGATTAAACACTTCCCTTATACAGATACTAGACCGTCTCAAGAAACATCAATTAATTTTGCTCTAGAACAGTTCAAAAGAAAAAAATTCGTTATTATAGAAGCACCTACTGGATCGGGAAAATCGGCTATAGGAATTACAGTTGCTAAAATGATTGGTTCATCTTATATAGTTACTACTCAAAAAATATTACAAATGCAATATACTAAAGACTATCCTTGGTTAGCTAACTTATGGTCTAAAACTAATTATAAATGTAAAGCCCGCCCAAATTTAAGTTGTGATACTGGACTTATGATTAATAAGTCGACTGGATTTTCTCCTTGTAAATGTCATTATAAAGAAGATAAAGAAAAATATTTAAGAGAATCTATATCATTAACAAATCTTCCTTATTTTTTAAATGTTGTAGAACATTTTCCAATGTTTTCTAAAAGAGACTTATTAATAATAGATGAAGCTCATAACTTAGATGATCAATTAACTAATTTTGTTTCTTTAGAAATCCATCGTGGTGAAATGGAACAACATGATATTCTTTGGCCTAAAAAAAATTTAGATTTATTATCAATAAAAAATTGGATATCTAAAGATGTACTTCCAATATTAGAAAGAAAGATAGAAACTAAAAAAAATATTATGTCTGAAAAGAAAGCAAAGTTTGGGGCTTCATTCGCATCAACACCAGAAGGTCAAACATTACTTAAACAAATAGATTTTGGAAATAAATTAGTAACTAATATTACCAGATTTATTTATAATTCTGCTAATTTAAATGAGTGGGTAATGACACGCTCATATCAAGATGATGAAATACTTATTAGACCAATATACAGTTCTAAGTTTGCAGAACAATGTTTATATAGAAGTGCTAATAAAGTATTATTAATGAGTGGTACAATATTAGATAAAAATACTTATTGTAAAAATGTTGGTATACCAATAGATAATGTAGCTTTCATTTCTTTAGATTCAGAATTTCATAAAGATAATCGTCCGGTGATGATTACTAATGTTGCATCGATGAGCTATAAAAACATTGATAAATCTCTTCCAACAATGGTTAAAGCTATTAAAGGAATTATTAATGATCCACAGCATAAAGATGTTAAAGGAATTATACACACATCAAGTTTTAAAGTAGCTAATTATATTAAAGAAAATCTTAAAGATAAAAGATTATTATTCCATACGTCAGAAGATAAAATTGAAATTTATAAACAACATATTCTTTCTGACAGTCCAACTATATTAGTATCTCCTTCAATGGGAGAGGGTGTTGATTTATTAGATGATTTATCTAGATTTCAGATTATAGTTAAGATTCCATTTGCAAGTTTAGGTGATGAATATGTAAAAACTAAAATGACACGAGTAAAAGGTTGGTATGATTGGTTAACAGTTAAATCGATAATTCAGTCCTCAGGTAGAAGTGTTAGAGATAAAAATGATTGGTCTATTACATATATATTAGATTCTGATTGGAGCTATTTTTATTATAGAACTAGTAAGTTTTTTCCTAAGTGGTATAAAGAATCAATAATTAAATTATAGGAAAATAGAATGAAAAAGGTTAATTATTATACTTGTAATAATACTGGTTATTTTTTTAATCCATTTGATCAACGATATAAATATGATTGTAAAAAAGAAAAGAAAAAATCAGAAAAACGAATTTCAGTTAAACCCAAAAAAGTAACGAGGGTTGAAGTAGTTGATGAAAACGGTAGAAGTTATGTTAACAATCGGGTTGGTGGAGTTGAATTATCATTACAAGATGATGGTAAATCATTAAAAATATTTATTAAATCTAAATCATGAAAGGATTAAATTATTTATTACTACAAAAAGATTACAACATTGTAAAATGATTACTAGTGAGTGTAAATTAGAAAATGCTATTATTACTAATGAATTGGTGTATGAATTATTTAAACCAACTTATACTGAAGAATTATTTTTTAAAGAATTAGAATCTAAATCTAAATTATTGCAGTGTGTATTTATATTAGCTACTAATATGGCAGCTGTTGGTTATGAAATAGATATTAATGTACTTTACGATAAAGAATATATATTTATAAATAAATTAAACTAAAGGTTATAAATGTATCAATATATTTGGTATGACAAAGAAACTCGATTAATTCATTTGTGGGATGATAAAGAAGGTTATCATAAATTTAAATTTAGAAAATATGCTTATAAAAGATCTAATAAAATAACAGATACTAAAGATATTTATGGTAATTATGTTGAAAAGATATGGCATTGGAAAGAAGGTGATCAATTATTAGAATCTGATGTATATCCAGATATGCGTACTTTAATAGACGTATATTATGAAGATGAATCTTTACCAGAAAATAATATAGTTGTATTTGATATTGAGGTTGATGTAGATAAATCATTTCCAGATCCTAAAAAAGCAGAAAATACTGTAACATCTATAGCAGTATATGACTATACTACTAATAAATATTATTGTTTAATTTTAGATGAAGATGATGAAGTTGATGATGGAATAAATGATAATGTAGAAATTAAATCATATCTTTATGAAAATGATTTATTAATGGATTTTGTTCAATTAATGAAGAAATTAAAACCAACTATTTTAACTGGTTGGAATACAGATGGATTTGATATTCCTTATATAATAAATAGAATGAATCGTCAACTTGGACAAACATATACTAATGAACTAAGTCCTATTGGTAAA